GCTGCCCATACGCCCTGAAAAACCTATCAGACTTGGGATCATTTGCCGTCCTCCTTGTCAGCAAGTGCCAACCTGAGTGCAAGAAGTTCAGCAGAAAGCCAGCGCAACTTGTCCATCGCCTTGCGTCGGTCATCCAATTGCTTTGAGTTTATGCTGTCGTCGTCAGCGACCTGCTCAATAAGCCACTCGACATCACGAATCCTGTCGCGGCAGCTCGTCATCTGAGACTCTACCTCAATGATCCGTTTCGTTATTTCCAGCTTTGTGTGAGGTGTCTTCATTACTTTTTATCCAGTGGTGTATATGGCATCCAGCTAGAGCAGACGTCGCCCCCGCATGTTTCGCAGGCAAATGTCCCGTCGTGATTTCCTGTAGAGCGCCCACAAGTCCTGACGCTTCTTTCTTTCGGAAGCTCTCCACGCCAGCAGGCGTCAACCTTGAAGCATCCTCTGCAACGCCAGTCACTCTCATCAATGCTGCACTTTGCGGCCATATTAGAAAGAACTCGCTCGACCTTGAGGTTCAAAGACTCAAAGCGGAAGACGTCAAAGTCGACATACTCGTGATGGTATGCGCTGTTGTTCTTGTTGTAAGCGACGAGGACGAACCGCTCGATGCCAGACATCCCCATCATGAACTGCATTTGGTCATAGTAATTTGCGTGTGAGACCTTCACGCCTTTCTTCGCAAACTCGTTGAACTTGTTATCGTTCATAGATTTGATCTCGACACCGACAACCTTGTCGTCGATCTCAGTTAGCCCATCTGCGTGGCCAATGGCGTGACCGCCATAGGCCGTGTAGCGCCACTGCTTCCCAGTCATAGGGTCTTTCTCCATGACGTGGACGCCGCCTTTGGCCATGTCCTTCACGACAAGATATTCAATGCGGTGTCCGTCACGGAAAATACGCTTCAGTTGCTCGCTGGGTGGGGTATCTGGGTATCCCCGAAAGCTGAAAGCGATGCTCGCCTCGCAACTTTGACCGACACCAGATGCGCCAATGTATGCTCTCGCCTCGCCTCTCGGCTCGTTGGAGTATGCGTCTCTGATTTTGCCACTGATGTCGGTCATTGTTGTTCCTCAAAACGGGATGTCGTCGTCCAACTTCATACCGCCGCCAGTCGCTGGGGGCGCTTGAAAGTTATCTTTAGTCACCGCACCCGCCTGAGAGCCAAGCTCCGATGGGGCAAAGAAATAGTGGACCGCCGAACCAGTCTTCGTCTCGCCGTTTTTTTCGTAGCTGTCTGCCTTTACAGCAACTCCGACCCTTAGACCGCTCATGGACGACACGTCGCCTGGCTTGTCGGGGTTCGGGTGGCCGCCGTGGACAAGAAGAGCTTTGAGCTGCTCACGACCAATGCGGGTCGCATCATGCGAGGACGGGACGTGGACGTTGATCCAAGTCTTGATCGTCGCTTCAGAAGCGGTGTCCTTCAAGACCACCTCAACCTGCTTGCCATTTTGTCGCGTGTCCCGCAACGCGGCAGATTCCACGACGCAGAGATATTTTCCAGGCTGTAGCATGGAAGACTGACGCACCTCGACGCCCGAAAGATTGAGTTCGTTAAATGAAAATGCCATGAGATCACTCCTCGCTTGGCTGGTTTGTTTCAGGTGACTGCGCTTCTTTCCAAGCAACAAAGGTTGCGTCGTCCATGTCCATTCGGCGGAACAAGTCGACAATGTTGCCAGTGCGCTCGACCGCCCGAAGCCTGCGGTTCTCGTCACGCACTTTGCCTTTCCACCCCTTCACTTCTTCTGTGACGACGTATCTAAGGACTTTCTGGCCAGTCTTACTGTCCCCAGAGGTCGATCTGACGCCGCAAAAAACGCAGTCAAAGATGCCAGGGAGCTGCTGCATGGTGGCTTTGCCGCCCACCATTGGCCAGTATTCGGTGTTGCCGTTGTCGTCTTGGTTTTCTTTGGCGAGTGCCGTGACCAAGACGTGCATAGGCATGTCGCGAACCGCCTTACACGCCCCAACTAACTGCGCCGCATGGTTGCCCCACACCTCGAAGCCGTTGGCGTTTTTCTTACCTTGGCGCTTAGCGCTTTCTTGTGCTTCGATCTCTGCGGCCTTCATTGAGTGGTCACTCAGCTCAGTGAGGCTGTCGATGCCAATCCACTTGTAGCCGCGAGACTTAAAGTCGTCTGTCCGCGTCCACTTAAAAATGTCCACAAAGCTGAAGATGCCGTTGTCCGCATCGGAGCCGCCGTCCCATGAGGAGAATGGCAAGTAGTCAATCCCCGCAGACCTGATCGACGAAAGACCTGACTCGCCGCTCACGATGAAGCCTGGGCCATAGTGGTCCTGATAATGCTTAAACTGCGTGGTCTTTCCCCAGCCGTGGTGGCCATACAGGAGACACTTCCGATAAGATGTCGTGTGGTCCTTCGTGTTAAGGGGTGCAAACATTTACGCTACCTCCGCTACTTTGATCTGCGCCTTGCCCGCCTTGCGCGTCAGCGCTGGCAGCAAAGCCTTTTGCTCTGCATCGTCGAGCTGCTGAAACCTACGCTTGTCGACGGACAAAGAGCGTTTGACGTGATCTGGAAGGCTTGGGTGTTCCTCTAGGATTTCCTCAAGGATTTCGGTGTCCCACTGCCAGCGTTCAGGGCGGTTGCAAATCACAGCATACTTCCCGCCCACGACCAAAACAGCCTCACCAGACTCGTCGGAAAATTCTGTCGACAAGCCGTCTGAAAGTTTCTCCAGCTTGTCCTTTGTATTCTCAAGCTCGCGGCTCAGCGCGAGGAACTCTTCAGCCATGCGCTCAAGGTCTGATCGGTTCGAGATGTTTATGTAGGTGTCCCAGTCGGACATTGGCTTTCTCCCGTTAAAGTTAAAGTTGATAGGGACAAGCTATATCCAAGACATATCTCAAGCAACCATTAGGCATCCGTTTTGTCACACAAAGGTGACACAGATGTTTACCAGACGTGACAGCCCCAATAAGTATTGCCCTATTAGTAAGGAGAAAAAAGATGGGACTGCGCTTCAACGCGGCAAGGCTTGTAGAGGACTGCGGTGGTGTTTCTGCCTTCGCTCAGTGCTTGGGCAAAACAAGGACAGCTCCTTACCGAGCTATAAATACTGGGTATCTCGGAACCCCAACGCTGGCGCGTCTGCTGGCTCAACATCCGCACCTTAACCTTCATGATTATTTCGAGGAAACCAATGAAACAGCAGCAGAAAGCTGAATGGGTTGCCCGCCTGCGTGACGAGGCGGTTGCCGCCTTGGATCGCGGCTGGAACCTGATACCGATCAGCATAAACAGCAAGAAGCCTATTATCAAATGGCTCGACTTGCAGAGCCGCACACTAACAATAGACGAGCTAGACGACTGGTTCGACAACGGTGTGCCAAGCGCAAGCGGCCAGCGGATAGCCCCTTTCAACTTGGGCGTCGTGACAGGCTCTATCAGTGGCATTCTTATCTTAGACTGCGACAACGAGGACGCCTTGAAGCACGCGTCAAAGGCTGGCTGGACAACTCCATTCAGCGTTCAGACAACACGCGGACGCCACTTTTATTTCCGGCATCCAGGACATGGGAAGAGGTTCGCCAACAAGGTGGGCGGATCAGGTCGCGACTGGCCAGATGTAATCGGCTTAGACTTTAGGGGTGACGGCGGCTACGCACTAATGCCCCCCAGCTTGAAGCTATCAGAGGGCAGCGTGGTCCACCAATATGAGTGGGAGATAGGGGCTGGCCTTGACTGGGACGACTTAGAGTCATTCCCTTGGCGGGGGAATCCGACCAATGTGGAGGTCTCACAGGAAGAGTTTTCATTCGGCGCGTTGGACTTATCCAGCGTGAAAGTATCCAGCCCACTGGATGGCGCTAGTATATACGAGCAGACGCGCGTGCGTGTGGCCTTGCTTGGCCGAAAGCTCAGCGATGGGGACGGGAGAAACAACTGGCTGGTCCGCTTCGCTGGTCAGAAGGTCCGCGCGGGGCTGACTGGCGATGATCTTTTGCTCGTTGTCGGCAAATACATGGACGAGTTTTTCAGCGACCACCTCGATGACGGTGAGGTTGCTACAGTTTTACGCAGCGCGACTGATATGGATCGCCGCAATTACCCAGAGGATTACGACTCAAGCGGCGCTCGAAAAGTGAAAGCTCCTGAGCCAGCGAAGCCAAGCGGTTTGTTGAGGCCAGTCTACTCTGGCGACGTTCAACGTCTGCTGGATACCTTGGGGGACACGGCATACTGGGCAGACCCTCTGATTGCTGCTGAGACTATTACACAGGTTGTCGGCTACAACGGCCACGGGAAGTCGTTTTTCTTGGCAGCACTACTGACTTCGATGGCTGCTGGTCGCCCTGCGTTCGGGCCATACGACACGCCAAAGCCTGCAAAGGTGTTTTATTTAGATTACGACAACCCTGCTCGCACAGTGCTGCACCGCCTCGGTGGCTTTAATAAAATGTTTGGCGACACTGGAGAGCGGTTCGGCTTATGGACGCCGACACTGATACCGCCAGAGGAAGGTGGCGAGATGAACCTCGCGACTGAGAATGGCTTTAAGACGCTGGGGAATTGGCTCGACGTTGTCGACCCAGACATCCTTGTGATTGACACTGTCCGCAACGCGTTTGGTGGGATGGACGAGGCCAGCCCTCAAGAGTGGTTCAAGGTGAACCACGTCGCTAAGACAGTTCGCAACCTCCACCGCGCCAGCGTTGTCTTGGTCCACCACCGCAACAAGCCTGGGGAGGGCGGCCTTGGCCGCGAGGCAGGCTCTACGGCGCAGCTCACAGACATCGACACGCAGGTCATGGTCACTCAGGTGTTCCGCGACAAGACCGACGCTAAGACTAAGGCTGGCCTATTAGACAGCGACCTGAACGTCTTGGACATGGCTGATCGCGAATGGACCCCATACGGATACCTTGAGCAGCGCCTTGAGCCTGACAGCCGCTTGAAGATGGTGAGCCAGATCAGCTTCGGGAAGGTGCGCCAGCAGACCGAGATGCACCAGACGCATTACATCGGTTGGGCAGAGCGCCTGATGGACGGGTCACAATATGTAGTGTCCACCGCGTCCGCTAAGCAGAAGGCCGCCATCCTTTCATCGCGAGGCGAGACGCCAGAAAACATCGCCCGCAAGCTGAGTATGCCGTTGTATGAAGTGCGGAGGTGGGTCGCATGATCGAGCTTGAAAGCGCCGCGAAAAAAGGTGCGCCGACCTATATAGAACCTACTAGCTTACTAGCTAATTCTACAATGACAGGAAGAAAAGCCGAACAGGCTTTTCCTCAATCGAAACTATTTAGTTCTAAAGGGATTGTTAAGGGTTCGTTTTTGGTCAGTCAACCCACAATCGTGTTTGTGTCAGAAGAGTTGATTTCCACCCAAGCTGCATCCATTGAGCGCCCCCCCTTTTCGGGGGGCGTTCCTGTCATTGACTACCACATATAGAGGAGGAATTACCCCGTGAAGATACACCGCAGGCCGCTCACAAATCAGGAGCGAGACCTTCTGCGGTATATGCTAGATAACAAATACACTTACCGTGCAATGGCCCAGCGAGTGGGCGTCTGCACAGATACTCTAAAGCGCATCCTTATGCGCGAAGGCATTGCCGAATTTGAAGGGGCAAAATACGCAGTCGCTCCAGCCAAGTCAGAGAAAACATGGTCTCGTCCCTGCATCAAGTGCAGGACGACCACCCCTCGTCCAAAGTGGCAATATATTTGCGACCCATGCAAGTCTGGCGCTCCTTCTGGCGTTCCAGACTCATGGCTGGAGATGGACTGATGACTTCACCACAAAAAGCCAAAGGCGATAAATACGAGCGCGACCTGGCCAAGCTCATGGACAATGTCTTGTTCGGCGGTCGCGGCCAGGTCTTCCGCGCTCCCCTCTCTGGAGGGGGGCGCAACATTGGCGGCGGTGGACGCGCCGACCTATCTGGCACCCCAGACGTTTGGGTCGAGGCTAAGCGCACCGAGCGCTTCCAGCCCTACGAGGCGATGGCCCAGGCAGAGCGCGGCATCGCGGCCTCTCGAACCACTGACATGCCCGTGGTCATATCCCGCCGCTCTCGGATTACTGACGCGAACTCTCTCGTCGTCATGCGTATGTCTGACTGGCTAAATCTTTACGGAGCCTACTTGGTCTACATAGGACATGACATCCCAGACCCCACCGACCCTCTCGATGAGTTGCACGCGATCCTGAAGACATCGGACGACGCGGATAACAAAGTCGTGGCATTCTCCCCTCGAAACACTCGCGAGGACTAACGCCATGTGGACAATGCTATTCTTCATATGCACCCCCACTGCTTGCATGGCCACGACTGGCGACACGGACCTCCCATCTTTCACCGAGTGCCGTGCCACCGCCGACTACACCATCGCCTTGGCCGAGCGCCGCTGGCCTGAATACATTTACCAATCTGTCTGCGTCCTTGCAGGCCAACCAACATAAGGAGCGCACTATGTGTGACGATTGCCCAACCCCCGCCGCTTGCGCTAAGTCTGGATGCCAAATGACGCCCCGCGCCCAAGCGTCCCAGCAATTAGCCGCTATGTCAAAAACGATCACGGTGACGAAGCCCACGCGCAAGACGGTCCAGCCCCTAAAGTGAAGCACGCAACCAAGCGGTGTAGCATTTGCAAGTTCACCCTGCCGACTTCCAGCTTCTACCCCCGCCGCGCCAGAAGTGGTTCTGGCGAAGACGGGCTGCGCTCAACATGTAAAGAATGCGCGCGCGTGGCCAGTGCGTTCACGACACCGACCAAGCGCCTATCACGTTTGTTGAGCAACGCACGCTACCGCGCACAAAATCGCGGCTCGCCGTTTCCATCGGACCTCACGACCAGCGACCTCGTGTCTCTCCTTGAGGCGCAGTCTGGCCTCTGCGCTTTGACTGGCGTCCCCCTCACATTCCACACTGTTCCAGACGGCGACCGCAGGGCGCTCTCCTCGGCGGCCTCGATTGACCGCATCGACAACTCCCTTAGCTACTGCCGCGACAACATCCAGCTTGTGACCGCCACTGCCAACAGGATGAAGGGCGCACTCACCGAGCGCGCCCTCCTTGAGCAGTCAATCATGATAGTAGAAACGCTGTCTAAGCGCTTGTAGCGTCGGCCACGACGAACTCTCCGCACCAATCAGTGCCGTCCGTAACTGGCCATCCTCCTGGCGCGTCTGACTCGAAGCCATATCCAGTATCCGCACCGCTCCCGTCGAACACCCTCGGTGGATACCGCCGACAAATTCCCCACGTCGCCACGGCCTTCCCGATAAAGTCGGCGTGGCAGTCAACTTCCAACCAAAACTTGCACGTTTCGCAGCTCATTTCACACCATCCTTCTGCCATCTGTAGATCGCGCTGATCGACACATTGTGTATAGCCCCAGCCGTAATGATCCCCAGCCTTTCGGCGTCCTTCAAGACTTCGATGCGCTTCTCGTGCGGCAGTCCGTATTCCTCATGATATGGGTTACTCATTTCACTGCCTCCTTCCGTGCAATCGCAGCCTTCAAGTTTTCCGTCAGCGTCTTGATCTCCTCAAAGTCGCCAACCGCAAGACCCTTACGCTTCGCATCTGCAATCAGGTTGTCGGCTTTCCTCTCGATCCTGCCCAAGTAAATCCCGACGATGTCCACGTCGCCCACTACTCTTGTCACGTCCACGCCCTCCATTACTGCTCTCCCCTCTTTGTGATTGAGAGTTCCAAGTCCAAAGCACCAGCGACTGCCTCAAGGCTCACCAGATTTGGGTTTCCCCAGCTCTTCCAGCTATGTATCGTCGAGCGGCTTACTCCGCTCTGCGTCGAGAGGCTGTCGAACGTCTGGCCTCTCTCTTCCATCTGCTCAAACAAGACCCGTATAATTGGGTGTGTTCTGAGGTCTCCTGAATGTTCTCTTGGTGGCATTCTAATTGCCCTTCCCATTGCTTAATGTTTGCCGTGCATCTCCGCGCTGGCGCTCATTCCAGCACACCACGAAACTTCGTTTCGCTACCTGTGGCTAACATATCTTGCACGTCTGTCAACAATTTAAGACATAACCTGCCTTGTCATATTCGCGCCCAAGATATGTATAGAGATGTTCAACTTATGCTCCAACACGTCCACGCTAAACCAGCGCAACCGCATGAAACCAAATGAAAAAGTCACGCACTTTCACACGCAACTCTGGCCCAGATATGTCAAGACGTCTTAGACTACCCCTTGGTTGCGGGTTCAAGTCCTGCCGGGCCTACCAATAAAATCAACTACTTAACATTTTATTTCCCCCTCTCCTTGTCAAAAAGCTGTCAGGCAACGTCCAAGACACGTCTTGCACGTCCAACGTAAGTCCTTGCCCTGCTTTGAATAAACCCCCGATACCGCATGGTCATACTAATGTCAGAGTGTCCCATCAGGTATTGCAAGTCGCCCAAATCTGCACCCGCTTTCGCTGTCAGATAAGCAAATGTGTGCCGCAAATCATGCACCCTCATCGCCCCTTCGCCGCTGTTTGGCAGCCCCATCTTGCCGCATCCCTCCTTCAGAACCCGATTCAACGTCGTGCTTACGCTTGGCATATTGCACCACGTCTTACCCGTCGTGCCGTTGCGCCAGTAGATTGGCGTCGTGGCCCCCAAGCACCTCACCGAATCAGACCAGACCTCCATGTCAGGCGTCATAGGTATGTCCCGCGTCAGCGTCTTACTCTTACGCGCCAGCTTACGCCGCACCTTCAGAACGCCATCCCCAAAGTTCGTTGGCCGCAGCGCCAGCATCTCGCCCAGCCGCACCCCTGTATCAATCAGCGTCAGGAAGTGGCCGAACAAGTGAGGGTAGGCGTCCCGCACCCATTCCAGAAACGCGACTGCCTGATCCTCATCGAAGTGAATGTCCCTCGCATTGTCGACTCGTGGCATCGGCACTCTCACACCACCAAAGCCATCCACATTTTCCTTGGCCCAGTTCAGGATCGCCGCAAAGTAACTCATGTTGCGCCTCACAGTGCCAGGCTTCACGCTCGTATATGTCGCCGCAATGTATGCCTGGATGCTGGCTGGCGTGATCTCCTCCAGTTTCACCTCGCCCCAGTCATCGTTGAAGCGCCTCACATTCAGCTCCATCGCCCGATTGTATCTCTCTTCCACCTTGCGCCACCCCAGATACCCAGCAGCGGCGTCGCCAAACGTGCGTATCTGCACCTCTGGCCGTCCGTGGTTCTCGATAATGTCCTTCTCGATTCGCAGCCGAACCTTCTCTGCCATACCCTTATAGCTGGCAGCGTCGGGCAGCCGTGTAGACTCGCGAACGCGCGTGCCTAAAAGGCTTCCCTCCACATACCAGTGACCATTCTTCTTGCTTAATTTCAGTGCCATGTGCGTGTCTCCCTCGCTCTAGCATTTACCGTGACTTGGTCCTCAACATATTGGTGACGTCTGCGTAGTGACTGGGGCGCTCAACCCAGTCCATCGGCAGTCCACTCAGCGCTTCGTATTCGGCCTCCGACACCGCGCTCGCCGCGCGTGCCGCCAGCATCACAATTTGCGCCCTCGTTTTCAGGCCATGCTTTTGCATGACCCCCCTGACATGCACCTTTATTGTGCTTTCAGTGACGTCCAAAGCCTCTGCCATTCTGTCTGTTCCATACCCCGCCCGCAGCATCTGCATCACGGCGTGTTGCTTTGGCGTGTGTGACATCAAAAAACTAACGGCGCTGTCGTTGGCGTCAGGCTTCGCCTCCCTTGGCGGCTCAGCGCCGCCGCTCACCATGCGCGTCAGCAGCTCTACTTGGGCCTCAAGCCTAACGACCTTGTCCCAAAGCTCACTTAACAAAACATTTTCCTCTTCTTTTTTCATAATAGTTATCCTTATTCTAATCTGATCCAACGCTTCACTCTCAGTGTTCACGCCATCACTTTTTTCCTTTATTGTTTTTACAGCATCGCCTCTGTTTGAGTCGTTTGCTGTGCGTGTCTCACGCCGTGAGGGGGGTGTCTGGTTGCTCACCAGATGTAAGCCCCCCTCACAACTCACGCGTATTTTATACCTTCCTCGTCCATGATCTGAATCAAGCGCTCACGCGCCCGACGCATCATTGACGTTTTCCAATCGTCACTTTCACAACTCCATGCAATGGCCAGCCCTAACAACTGGCTCTTGCCGATCTCATTACTCAGACTCATCATTACTTCGACATCGCCACCCTTGCGGATGACGATGCCAACCTCTCCTGCGTCAACGTCAAATCGCCGACCCTCTTTTTTCATCGGCAGCGTCAAGACGACCCTCCAATATCCAGATACTTTCCGTCCTGTAGCACCCGCATTTGCGTCACGATGAAGTCGCTCACCATGTCAGCCAGCAGTGCGGGCGACGTCCCAGTGCGATACACCAGCCCCGCGTGTTCTAGCGCATTCGCCAAGTCGGTGGCCGCAATAGACACAATAGCATCCAAGTCTCGATCAGACATCGACGCCGTGCCACCCTCCACCTTCCAGTTTTTGGCCGCCTCCTCTAAGCGCTCACATACGCCGTCCTTGGTCCACTCGTTTTTCCTGTGCGTCACCACAGCCCTTGGCCGCTCGACTCTATACTGGCGAGGCTCTTCATATGTTGCCTGCGTCCGCCGTGTGGCGGGTGCAGGCTTGCTTTGTTCAACGCCCAGCTCCGAAAGCTGCTTTCCTACGATCTGTGTTGCGATGTTTCCCATGCGTGTCTCTCCTTTATGGGGTTTCGATTGCCACTACGTTTTGCTCAGGAACGTAGATGGTTGATGTCGTGGTCTCGATGACCACATGGGCGGCTCCCGCCGCCCCCTTGATCCGCTCTACATCGTGGATGGTGTGACCACCATCAAGCATCACGGTAATCTCGGCATAGCCTGCCTCATCGTTCAATAAATCACGCCTATCAGCTATCGCGTCGAACACCTTGACGACCCAGCCGCTTGAAATGTGTCCCATTTTTTTCCCTTTCTGGCTCACACATCGTTGTTCATAAAAATTACACCCAAAGATAATAGTTGTCACAGTTATAAGACAGGTGTCAACCAAAACCTCCCCTCATAGATGCTACCACCCGTCTAACCCCCGACCTGTCGTTTTTGCGAACGCCCTTTCGTCGGCACTCCCAATACACAAGCACCCAAAACGAGAGCGGCTGCCCAGGACACAAGCTGAACCACCAGCTCGGAACCCTGGCAACGCGCTGCTTTTTCTTAAAGCCTTGCTCCACGGCGCACCCCGCTCGCGATCAAGTCACCGCTCGTCGACAGGCTGCGGCCTGTCAGCAACTTCGCCACCTCATCAATGTAAGTCGTGGCGAAGTCTTCGATCTTGTTCACGACTACAACTCGATCATAATACTTGGTGACGCTCGCGCTCATGATGCCAAGACCAGCAATCTCGATGCCGTTCTCTCCCACCCACTTAACGCAATCGCGTGTGTGATTGTGGATGTTGCGGTTATAGCCTGTATAAGCAGGCTCGCCGTCGCTCAGCACCAACATCACCTTGCGTGGCTCGCGTCGCGCCATCAAGCGCTTGGCCGCCATCACAATCGCATCGCCGTCAGCGTTTGCGCCGTCTGTCATTTGCGTCATGCGGCCTAGCTTCGCCCGCGCCATCGACAGAGGCTCGTCAAACCCCTTGAACAAGTGCATATCAATCGACTGCACTCTGCTCACCATCTTCCGACGGTCTTGTGGTAGCCGATACCACGCATCCTGCATCGCACTGCTTGCAGCAGTGTGGTGTCCCAGAACCTCCAGAGGCACGCGCATCCCATCCAACGCCTCACAGATTGCAATCGTGGCCCTCTGCGCCATAAAAATCTTGGAGCTGCTCATGCTCCCGCTCATGTCTACCAGGATGGAAAGCGCCGTGTTCACGGCGCTCTCCTCCTGACGCCGACGGAACACATCAGGCCGCAGCTCCAC